GAATTTCAACTCCTTCTAAATTGTTCTTATTATCTATCATCCGTTGCTGTCTATTAATTTATGTATTGGAGGGAAAACGAATGGATAAAGAAATCAAAGTAACTGTCAAATTAGATTTGACTGAACTAAAAGAACTGCTCAACAAGGCTAGTGACCAAGTCGAGCAAATAAAGTATCAAGGTATGGATCGGGAACGGTTGATTGATATTATTGAGCAACAACGTTTAGAATTGATCCAAAAAGAAGCTGTATGTAAAGAGTACAAAAAACATTTAGAACAAGTAATTGAGTATCATTCAGTAGAAAAGTACAGATCAGTGGCGCAAAAAAATAGAGCAACGAGTCCTGATCCTCGTCAAGATGTATCGATTGGTATCAAGACGCCAGTATTTAATTCTGTTAAATCAGAAAAGCTAGAAAGTATCTCAACTGCTTTGGTAGAAAAAGCAGCTGAAATGAACTCCCTAGCAAATGAAGTTAGTCGTCTTATTTAGTCACATCGATAACTTGAGAGTCTTTGGTGATTCCGTTTTTTATAGAATTAATGGTTTGTTCAGCGGAATATTTAGTCAAGTATGTTTCGCTAGTTGCTACTACTTCATTGTTATCGGACTTAATAACGAAGTAATATTGGCCATTAGTTGCTTCTCTTATAACAAAGTACAAATTTTTCACCACCTTTTAATTTATTTCAGCGGACCACTCGCTGATAACTAAAATTATACGCTTAGTATTTATTTTCACAATATTAATTTGTCACTGTGGCGGAAAGGGTAGACGCTAAGCATGCGTGCTAGGTCAATGCTTCGGCAACCATGCAAGGTTCGATTCCTTGCCAGTGACTTAAGGAACCTACGGAAACAATTCGTCTTATCGGATGCCGATGAATTGGCTGACTAGTCGGGATGCTACTAGCAGTTAGAAGGCATAAAATACTAGCGCAGACGTGCGCCACTCTCAGGTGTAGGTTAGGAGAGAAACATTAGTTGGGGTTATTAGGAATACGATAACCTGCTTGCGACAAAGCTTTGTACTGTCGCGTTGGTCATGGACAGAGACGGTATTCTGTTTCAGTATTCATTAGCAACTGAGGGTTGGAAATGGGCGCTCAAAGTACACGAGCAAGGCGAGGTCGATAGTAATCGATGGAATCGGTGTAGGTTGCTATTACATATTAGATCACTCATTGAGTGGTCTTTTTATTTTGCTAAAGGAGGAATAGGAATGGAAAAAGAAACTAACAATAAATTAGGCTTTTTAAGCATTTTGACAATCATCTTCGTTATAGCCAAGTTATTTAAATTAATCAGCTGGAGTTGGCTGCTAGTATTTGCGCCGACTTTGATTGGCATAGGTTTATGGATTTTGATTATGTTAGTCGCGATAGTCATTGCGACAGTGTCTGGTGAATAGTATTTACAACAGGACAATATAAGGAGTGAATAAAATGTATCGCCCACAATATCTCGAACAACGATATGAAGAGACTTATATTTATGCCGGTTCAGATTCCAAACCTTACCTAACAATTCGAAAGCCAATAAAGAGCGATACATATAAACGAAAGGAAAACAATGAAGTTATTTCTTTTCGCAGAAGGAGAAAAGCCAAATGAGAAACTACTGGTATATATCGCTAACGAATGAATATCCTCGAACCATTGATGATTGTTCAGTGCGTGTTGTGCGTTCTGTACAAATCAAAAAGAAGTACTCCATCATTGAAATGACCAGGGAAGCTACACCAAATGAGATTGATAAGTACAATCTTCGTTACTGTGGTCATGGCTATTGGAAAGACGAGTATATTCAGAAAAATATTAGGAGGTACTTATCATAAAAAATTTTTATGAAGCTGTTCTAAAAACAACAGTAAGCAAAGAGTTATCAAAAGTGTATAAGAAAGCATTGGAAATTGAAAACGATCGTAAATGGGTAGAAAACTCTATTACTGCTAATGGAGAAACCACCATTGAAATTAAACCAGTTTGGGGCGGTTGTTATGCGAACGTAGATATCACAGAAATCGGAGAAGGTAAAGCTGTGTTGATTCTAACTCTAGTATCAAGAACTTTACCTAATTTGAAAGAAACAGTTAGAAGTTATGAACTAGACGGAATGGAAACTATCCATACCAGTTATTAATTACACATATTGAAAGGTGGTGGCTTGAATGTGGTAAATTTGACACCAAAACAAAAAGCTTTTGCGGATGAATATATAAAAAATGGTGGCAATGCTACTCAAGCCGCCATTAAAGCAGGTTATAGTGAACGATCAGCAAGAGTAATAGGTAAGGAAAACCTAACTAAACCTAACATAATACAGTATATTAATGAACGGCTAAATCCTATCGAAAAGAAGCGCAAATTAAGTGCTGAGGACGCTTTAAATGAATTGATAGATATTTGGCAAGGAGAAGTACAAATAAGCGTGAGCAAGCAAATAGACCGCTTGGATAAAAACAGGGTTATTAAACATATGCAATATGAATATACACCAGATTTAGAAAGCAAATTGAAAGCCTTGGATTTGTATTTGAAGTATAAATCGCTATTATCACAAACGCAATTAGAAAAAGCTCAAACAGAAATAAAATTAATGCAAGCAAAATTAGAACAATTACAGATAAACTCAGAGCGTTCTACCGAAGAAAAACTTGATGAGTTGTTAGAAAAGATTAGTGGTGAATTAGATGGGACTAGTTGATATTTATAACCCAAAGCAAATCGACGTGTTAAATAAAACCATTAAGAATGATTGGTTTATTACTTTATTACATGGAGCAAAACGTTCTGGGAAAACAAAAATAAACAATGATTTGTTCTTGTTTGAATTGCGACGTGTGCGAAAGATTGCCGATGAAGAAGACATTAAGGAACCAATGTATATCCTAGCAGGAGTTTCAAGTGCAACAATCCAAAAGAACATCTTACAGGAACTATACAACATGTACAGCATAGAACCTAAATTCGATAAACATGGAAACTTTAAGTTATTTGGCGTTAAGGTCGTACAAGCTTATACAGGAAACATTGGCGGTGTTGGTGCAATTCGTGGTATGACAGCATATGGCGCTTATATCAATGAGGCATCACTAGCTAGACAAGAAGTATTTGCTGAAATCGTTTCACGTTGTTCAGGAACAGGAGCGAGAATCCTAGCTGACACAAACCCTGACAACCCGGAACACTGGCTAAAGAAAGAGTATATCGACAATTCAAGCAAAAATATTCAATCGTTCCACTTTGAATTAGATGATAATACATTTTTATCTGAACGATATCGTAACAATATTAAAGAATCAACACCAAGCGGCATGTTTTATGATCGTGATATCAAAGGTTTATGGGTTTCTGCAGAGGGAGTCGTTTACCGTGATTTTGATGCCAGTAAGCACTATATCCAGTCAAAAGACTTGCCACCTTTGAGCAACTTTTATTGTGGAGTTGACTGGGGATATGAACACTGGGGTTCAATCGTAGTTATAGGTGAAACGGATGACGGAACAGCTTATTTAATCGAAGAACATGCTACTCAATTTGAAGAGATTGATTATTGGGTAGATGTAGCAAAAGGCATTCAAGAGCGTTACGGCTTACGAGTGCCTTTTTATTGTGACTCTGCGAGACCGGAGCATGTGGCTAGATTTGTAAGAGAAAAGATTAATGCTAAAAATGCTCATAAAGCACGGTTATCTGGAGTCGAAGAAGTCGCCAAGAGATTTAAACAAGACAAATTATTTATCTGTCAAGATAGAGTGATGAAATTTAGAGATGAAATTTATCAATATATTTGGGACAAGAAAAAAGGCGAGCCAATAAAGGAATATGACGATGTGCTAGACTCCGTTCGATACGCGATATATACTCATGAGCTTCTTAAGAAACCAAAAGTTAATGTCAACGAAAAAATCAAACGTATTAAACGCATGTTTTAAGGAGTGTGAAAAATGGATAAGGTAAACGAGTTTGAATACGGAGCTGATATACATTATTCTAACGACGTGAATACAAACTATGTAAAGTTTAGCGTAGACTCAAATCTTCACTATAGATTTAGCTCAGCAGAAGATTTACTAAACGATTCAGATACTTTAGCAGAAATGATAAAACATCATCATGAATATCAGGTAAAAAGGCTAAGTGTATTAGATGATTATTACAAAGCTAGAAATACAAATATCATGGATAACCGTAGACGTAGAGAAAAGGAAAAAGCGGATCATCGATCAGCACATAACTTTGGAAAAGTTCTTTGTACGTTTGATGTTGGGTACAACACAGGCAATCCTATAAAAGTGCAAATCGAGGACACAAATCAACAAAAAGAAATCGAAGAGTTTAATACTAATAATGACATAGATGGGTTAAATGCTGAACTCTGGCTTGATATGGATAAGTATGGGAGAGCCTATGAGATTATCTATCGAGATTCAGATGATACAGATTATGTTGATTTGGCTAATGTATTTGAAACGTTTGTTGTATATGATACCACAGTAAAACGAGAGCCTATTTTGGCTGTACGGTATCCTAAGACAAGATTCAACAAGGATGCTGATAAACAGTACATTCAACCAATCGTATACACAAAAGAAAAAAGTATCACTTATGATGAGACGACACTAACAGCAATTGAGTTAAAGAATCCTCAAGATGAACCGCATGAATATAAAGAGGTACCTATTACAGAGTATTCTCCTAATCGTTTTCGGATGGGCTTGTATGAAGATGTACTATCTTTGATTGATCTATACGATGCAGGGCAGTCTGATACCGCCAACTATATGACTGATCTAAACGATGCTCTTCTAGTTATTAGTGGTGATATTGAAGCAGCAGGACTATCCACAGAGGACGCCATCAAGCAGAAAGAAGCGAATATGCTTTTGCTTGAATCTGGAACTGATGTGAACGGTAATAAAACAAGTGTGACTGCAGGATATATTTACAAACAATATGATGTGAACGGTGTAGAAGCATACAAAGACAGAGTACGCAAGGATATCCACGAAATATCCATGGTTCCTGATCTTACTGATGACAATTTTTCCGGAGTGCAATCGGGAGAAGCAATGAAATATAAATTATTTGGATTTGAACAAATGACGGCAACAAAGCAAAGGCTATTCAAAAAAGGCCTTATGCGGCGTTATCGTCTTTTATTTAGCCTAAAATCAAGTATTTCTGAAATGGATAACTCCGATTTGAAAGGCTTACGTGTAATATTTACGCCTAATCTACCTAAAGCCATTCTGGAAGAGTTGAAATCTTTGGTTGATGCTGGAGCTGAACTCAGTCAAGAGACGATCTTAGGACTCGCTTCTTTTGTTCCAGATGTACAGGCAGAGTTGAAACGAGTAAATAAAGAAACGCAAAAGCAGATTGGCATTTTTGATTCAGATGTTGAAGAAGTAATTAACAACAAAAAAGATGAAACAGGGGAGTGATTAAATGAACTCCCAAGAATATTGGATCAAACGGGAAAAAGAATGGCAAAAGCAACAAATTAAAGATGATAAAAAGCGCATGGCAGAAATTAAAAGTCGCATGCAATATGCACAAGACGCGATACAAAAAGAAATAGACGCACAGTGGGACAGTTTCTCCAATGGTCAGAAAATCACTCGTAGCGAAGCGATGAAGCGTGCTAGTGAAATGGATGTCAAAGCATTCGCTCGCAAAGCAAAGAAGTATGTCAAAGAGAAAGATTTTTCTCCTACAGCAAACCAAGAATTAAAGCTATACAATCTTACGATGCGTGTAAATAGATTAGAGCTCTTAAAAGCTAATATCGGGCTTGAATTGATTTCACTGTTTAATGAATTGGATAAGTACTTTTCGAATGAATTAACAAAAGCTGGTTTAGCTGAATTGAAGAGACAAGCCGGTATTTTAGAAATGACTATTACTTCAAGTGGATATGCAAAGCTGATAGAACTAGTAATAAACAGCTCCTTTTTGAGTGATGACGTGTCTTTTAGTGATCGCTTATGGATGTATCAATCTGAATTGAAATCAGAATTAGATAGGTTGTTACTGAGAAGTATAACGATGGGGAAAAATCCCAAGCAACTTGCATCTAAATTGGCAGAATATTTAACAGCTGAAGGACGAGAAAACACTAAGTTCAACACTCAACGTTTGATGGTGACTGAAACGACTAGAGTTCAGGTAGGAATCCAAGAACGAAGTTACAGAGATGTAGGCATCACCCAGTACATCTATGTAGCAGAACCAACGGCGTGCAAACTATGTATACCGTTAAATAATCAAGTTTTTGATGTTGCCGATATGCAGCCAGGAAGTAACGCTCCTAACATGCATCCATTTTGTCGATGCAGTACAGCGCCATATATAGAACGAATAACAAGTCGTTAATACGAATTAACGGCTTTTTATTGTGCCTTCTTACAGCTTACAGGCGTTAAAGAGAAAGCTATTTTTCGGCTGACCGGCGTAACTGGTCAAATTTATCGGGTAGCGGCGTAACCGTGGAGGATTAATCATGAAAAAACGTTTATTTATGCCAATGAACTTACAATTTTTTTCTGAACCAGGAGATGGTGGATCTGGTGATGGGGGACAACAAGGAAACCTACCAGCTGGCTCACAAGAGACACCGACCGAAGCAAAAGAAGAAAACAATACTGGCAAAACATTTTCTCGTGATGAAGTAGCGAAAATGATCGCTGCTGAGACGAATAAAGCAAAAGCAGCGTGGGAAAAAGAACTAGAAGCAAAAAAAGAAGAAGCTAAAAAGCTGGCAAAAATGAATGCGGAAGAAAAACTACAGCATGAGTTGGAACAAAAAGAAGCTGAAATCGCTGAATTAAAGCGTGGACAGGCACTATCTGAAATGACGAAAGAAGCTTCTAAAATGCTGACAGATGCAAATTTACCACACGATGATGATTTGCTTGGACTGATTGTTTCTGATGATGCAGACGCCACAAAACAAGCTGTAGCAGTCATCACTAACTTTGCTTCTTTGATTAAGAGAGAAAACGCAAGACAAACACCACCAAATGAAGGTGGACAATTTACAGCATCGAAAAATACTAAAGAAACCGTAGCTAAACTAGCTGCTAAAAATCGAATTATTAAATAGGAGGAAAACTTAATGAAAAAGAAACAACTTTTACCAATGAACTTGCAAATGTTTGCTCAAACATGGGATCCAGATAATGTCTTGGTATATGAAACGAAAGAGGGAAAAATTCCTGATAAATATAATACGCTCATTTTGAGTGAAGTTATGGAAAATTCTAAGATCATGCAGTTAGCAAAATACGAAGAAATGACTGACAAAGAAAAGAAATTTGAATACTTTGCAGAAGGACCAGGCGCATACTGGGTGGGTGAAGGTGAAAAAATTAAAACGTCTAAACCTAAATGGATGCAAGCTACGATGACTGCAAAAAAACTCGGTGTCATTCTTCCGGTTTCTCGTGAATATTTAAATTATAAATTATCAGATTTCTTTGAAGAGATGCAGCCAAAAATTGCTGAAGCTTTCTATAAAAAATTTGATGCAGCTGCCTTATTAAATAAAGAAAACCCATTTCCTCAGTCACTAGACGGATCAGTTATTAGTGCGGGGAATGTGGTTGAAGGCGGATTGACTTATGATAATATCCTAGCCTTAGAAGATAAGTTAGCAGAAAATGAATTCGAACCTAATGCGTTTATTTCAAACCGGAAAAATCGTACAGAATTACGTTCTGCAGCTCAAACAGTCGGGTCAAATGTTGAGTTTATTTATGATCGCTCTGCTAATACAATTGACGGATTACCAGTAGTAGACCTTAAGTCTTTAGATAAAGGGACTCTTTACGCTGGAGACTTCAACTACATGTTTTATGGGATTCCATATAATATTTCATTTAAGATTTCTGAAGAAGCACAATTGTCTACTTTAACTAATGAAGATGGAACCCCAGTTAACTTGTTTGAACAAGAACTAATTGCTTTGCGTGCAACAATGGATGTTGGATTTATGATTGTAAAAGATGAAGCATTTGGGAAGATTTCCCCAAAAGCGTAACGCCTGCTACCGGTATTGTGCCAAATCAAAAGACATGGACCGGTAAAGTAGGCGATACTAAAACATTTACTATTTCAACTGTGCCTGCAGATGCTAGCGATGCAGCTGCTGTTGTTGCAGCTACTACAGCAACTTCAAGTGATGGAGCTATCGCAACAGTGACCAAAAATGAAAATGGTGGTTTTGATGGAACGATTGCAGCAGAAGGGTCAGCAACATTCACATTTACTTCTGGAGAATTCACTACTTCAATCAATGTGACAGGTCAACCTGCTAGTTAGGAAGTAAAAATATGACGATTGCAGAGGATATTAAAAAACTTCTTAAAGGAACACTAGATGAAAAGCTTGAAGTTATTGAGCGAAGAACGAATGAACGTATGAAAACCTTGTTAAATACGCAAGAAGTTCCTAAAGAATTTGAAACAGTTGTATATGAAGTGTCGTTGAAAAGATTCAATAGAATTGGTCAAGAAGGTATGCAGTCATATTCTCAAGAAGGTTTATCTATGGCTTTTCCTGATTCGGATTTTTCAGAGTATCAAAATGAGATTGACGAATTTAAGCGTAAAGATCAGGAAGAGTTGTACAAGCCAAATCGAGGGAGGTTTAAATTTATATGAGATTTACAGATGAAATTATATTTGTTAAACGTTCATCTGACTCTAAATATGATCCAGATCTCGGTGAGTGGGTTGAAGGCAAACCAGAAAGAACAAGAACAGAGGCAAACGTGACGGATATTGGCACTGATAGAAGTGTGACTATTTTTGGTAGTGTGGAAGAAGGGGCGAAGGTCATTAGGACGCAGCCTCTTTTTTCTATCCCTACATTTGACTATATCGAGATTGAAGGAAAGACTTGGCAACAAAAAACAGCTAGAAATCCAGCATATAGAAATAGTTTAATTGTGCAAGAGGTGGTTCTTGATGAAGGCACAACTTGAATATAAAGGAATCGATCAGCTGATGCGACATCTGAAAAAAGCAGCAACGCTTAATGACGTTCAAAAAGTCGTGAAAAGTAATACTGCTGAAATGACTGAACGAATGCAAAAAGGTGCACCAGTGGATACAGGTTACTTACGAAGATCAATAAACATGAATCTTTTAGAAGCTGGTTTAACTGGTATTGTAGGACCGACAGCAGACTATGCTCCTTATGTAGAATATGGAACTCGCTTTATGTCGGCCCAGCCTTATGTTAGACCAGCTTTTAATTATCAAAAAGTCAAATTTATGGCTGAAATGAAAGCCTTGGTGAAATGATGATTAAGACAAGAGATCAGTCGATTTTTGATGAACTTTTTAAAATATCCCAAAACAAACTTGGATATAAAACATACGATTACAAAACTTTAGAGGATGTTGGTTATCCCTTTGTGGAATTTGAGAACACTCAGACCATCCATGAAGTAAATAAAACTGACATTAAAGGGTCTGTGATTGTGGTTTTATCCGTTTGGGGATTACAGAAGAAACGAAAGCAGGTGTCAGATATGGCATCTGCTCTTTTTAATGAAGCTAGATTGATAGAAGCCACAGAAGGCTATTATTGGGCTTTAAATTATCAAGCAAGTGGAATTCAAGTGATGGACGACACAACAACCAATACGCCCCTAAAACGAGCGGTTGTCACACTTGAATTTAGAATTAGATAGGAGGAAGAACATGGAAGCATTAAAAGGTATTGATGTCATTTTGCTTTATCGCTTATTGAAAAAAGAAACTCAGGAAGCTGCTTGGAAAATGGCATTTCAAACAGAACATGAAAATGGATTATCAAGAGATTCAGACTCTACAGTGACAAAAGACGGAAACGTTCAAAGTTTAAGCCCGGTTGAATATGATTTTTCGGCTACTTCAATAGTTGCTAAAGGAGATTCTCATGTAGATGAAATGAAACAAGCCTTATTAAATGGCGATATCATTGAAATTTGGGAAATCAACAAAGCAGAACAGGGAACAGATGATAATGCAAATAAGTACAAAGCTACTTATTACCAAGCATATGTGTCTGAATTTACTCCATCGGCTGCTGCAGAGGATAACGTTGAATTAAGTTTATCATTTGCAGTAAATGGTGTTGGTCAAGATGGTTATGCAACCTTGACAGAAGATCAAGCTGCTGTCGTTCAATATACATTCAAAGATACCGTGAAAGTAACTTCGACAGGAGCATAAGAGGGCTTAGATGCTCTCTTTTTTATTTTAGGAGGATGAAAAACATTGAAATTAAAAATTAAAGGTAAAGAATATTCGTTTAAATTTGGCACTAAATTTGTACGTGAATTAGACAAAGTGATGCCTTTCATCGATGGAAATATGGAATTCGGAATGGGACTCTCAGCAAAAGTCTTACCGGAATTACGTTCTTATAATGTCAACACGTTGTCACGAGTCTTAGAAATAGCAAATAGAACAGAAGAAGAAACTATTACGTTGGATGAAATGGATGATTACATCGATGAAGTTAAAGACATCGAAAAATTGTTTGATGAAGTCCTAAAAGAATTGGCGGAGTCGAACGCGGGAAAGTTAGCGGTCCGAAACCTGAATCAGAAATTGAAAGAAGCGGAAAAACAACAAGCGGAATAGATTCTGCATTGGCATACGAACAAATTCTTATCAATTCTTTTCGATATTTGGGAATGACCAATATCTCAGATATCGAAAGAATGACGTTATATGAATACAACATTCGTATGACTGCAGCCCAGTTATCTTGGCTTGACAAAGAAAAGTTGATTCACGAATTAGCGTGGGCAAATCAGCAAGTCCAAGCGGAGAAAAAAGTAGGCAAAAAGACAGTTCCTGTATATCGATCCTTTGAAGAATTCTTCAATTATCAAAAAATCGAAGATTCAATCATGGGAGTTTCCGAACTTTCAAAACAAGATAAAAAATTCCAAAGCTTACTAACTAAAGCTAACTCTTGAGGAAAGGAGGAAAATCATGGAACAATTTTCTGTTGAAGCCTTATTAAAAGCCACAGATAGTGGATTTGTAAAGACTTTTAAAGATGCGCAAGATGCTGTTAAGACTTTTGAAGAGAAATCAAATAGTATGACAACCGCTGTAGGTAAAGTGATGCAAGGTACTGGTGCCGCAATGACAAAGTATATTACCACTCCTCTTATAGGAGTAGGCGTAGCAGCTGCTAAAGTTGGTGGCGACTTCGAAGAACAAATGAGTCGTGTAAAAGCTATATCAGGAGCAACAGGCGACACATTTGAACAGATGAAACAGCAAGCGATTGATCTAGGAGCAAAAACTGCTTTTAGCGCAAAAGAATCGGCTGCCGGCATGGAAAATCTTGCTTCTGCTGGATTTAGCGCACAAGAAATCATGAAAGCAATGCCGGGTCTTTTAGACTTAGCAGCTGTATCTGGAGGGGATGTGGCTCTAGCTTCTGAAAATACTGCTACTGCTTTGAGAGGATTTGGTTTAGAAGCAAGTGAAGCAGGACATGTCGCTGATGTATTTGCTCGTGCTGCTGCGGACACCAATGCGGAAGTTGGAGACATGGGAGAAGCATTGAAGTATGTTGCTCCTGTAGCTAATTCAATGGGGATTTCTTTGGAAGAAACTGCAGCAGCTATTGGTATTATGAGTGACGCAGGCATTAAGGGTTCTCAAGCAGGTACAACGTTGCGAGGAGCATTGTCTAGGTTAGCAAGGCCAACAAAGGCTATGCAAGATACAATGGATAATTTAGGTGTTTCGTTTTATGATGCTGACGGTAAAATGAAACCTTTAAAAACTCAAGTAGAATTACTTAAAAAAGCTTTTGAAGGCCTGACGCCTGAACAACAACAAAATGCTTTAGTAACACTATATGGGCAAGAATCATTATCAGGGATGATGGCTTTGATTGATAAAGGACCTGATACATTGGGCAAATTAACAAAATCTCTGAAAGATTCTGATGGTGCAGCTGACGATATGGCTCGGACCATGCAAGATAATATGAATTCTTCCATCGAGCAAATGTTTGGAGCTTTTGAGTCAGCAGCTATTGTAATTCAAAAGCTCCTAGCACCATCCATCAAAAAAGTAGCAGATGTCATATCCGGCTTAGTAGAAAAATTTGTAAGTGCTCCAGAATCAACTCAAAGATTAGTAGTGGCCATAGGAGCAATCGCTATTGCAATTGGGCCAGTATTGTATGCATTAGGACTGCTGGTTAAAGCGTTTCAAACCATGAAAGTGGGGTTAGGTGTATTAGGTAACGGAATCTCTTTGTTCAAGAAATTAGGTTCCGCCATAGGTTTTCTTACCAGTCCAGTCGGATTGGTTATAGCTGCGGTAGCACTACTTGTTGTAGGTTTCATCTATCTTTGGAATACGAGTGAAGATTTTAGAAACTTTTGGATTGGCTTATGGGAGGGAATCAAGTCTGCTGTAAGCTCGGCAGTAGAATGGATTCAGAATGCATGGAAATCTACAGGAGAATGGTTTAACAATTTATGGAAGTCCATTAAAGAAGGCGCAGACAATGTTTGGACTACAATTCAAGAAGCTCCTGGAAAAGCGGCAGATTGGATCAAAAACAAATGGACTGGGACAAAAGAATTTTTTTCGGGCATATGGAACGGTATCAAAGAAGCTGCTAGTTCTGCTTGGGAAGGAATTGTAAACATTTTAGCGCCATATGTTATTGCCATAAAAAATGTTTTTCAACCAATGATTGATTTCTTTACGAACCTATGGTCTCAAATTGGATCAATCGCAGGATCTGCATGGGAAATTATAAAAACTGCTGTAATGGGTCCAATTCTACTTTTGATTGATTTGATAACAGGCAATTTTAATCAGCTAAAAGAAGATGCTTCGATGCTGTGGACTACATTAACCACAAATATCCAAAACATTATCACAACATTTGTAGATATAGTTGTTGGTTATTACACATCCTTAAAGGATACTGTTATAAATATCTGGAATGTGTTAGCTTCTACTATCAAAGATGTGTGGAATTCTTTTACTACATGGATCAAAGAGACAACTAACAATATTGTAAATAGTATTAAACAAGGATGGAGCAACCTAAAACAAGGGACAATCGATCTGTTTAACAATATGATTCAAGGAGCGAAAGATTTATGGAATTCTTTCAAAGCTTGGTTTATTAATCTAGTTATTGGAACTAAGGACAACATCATTCAGGGATGGGAAAACCTAAAACAAGGTACTATAGATACTTTCAACAATTTAGTAAATGGTGCTCAAGAGGCATGGGATAATTTAGTAAATGCTGTTAGTGATACGGTTGATAGAGTAACTGGCTGGTTTGATAACTTGAAAAATATCGATTTACTAGCAGCCGGAAAAGCCATCATGGATAGTTTCCTAGAAGGTTTACAAAATGCATGGAAATCTGTCCAAGATTTTGTTGGAGGCATTGGTGACTGGATTAGGGAACACAAAGGACCTATTCGATACGATAGAAAATTGTTAATCCCAGCTGGGCAAGCAATCATGAATGGACTAAACGCAGGTTTAACTAATGGTTTTGCCAGTGTCCAAAGCAATGTAGGAAACATGGCTAATATGATTGCAGATAGTTTTACTCGTACACCTGATATTGATCTTTCAGCGAATTTAAAAAATGCAAATAGAAATTTCACAGCACAAATAGAGCATAGTGTTAACTACGGCAAAAATAAACGTCCTGCAGTTTTCAATATTCGCTTAGGAAATCAAGTGTTTGAAGCGTTTGTTGAGGATATTTCAAACATTCAAGGTAAAAAGGCGGATATTAATTTATTGTTCTAGAAAGTGAGGGAAATATGATGGAGTGGCATAATCCAATGTATGAATTCAGTGACACGGTTAAAAACGACAGTCAGAAAACATGGATACCGACATCTGCATTAAATTATGATGGGAAGTTTATCGAGAATTATATAGAAGGGTACCAGACTTTATATGTGGAAGGTAGAGAAATGGTTTCTTTAGAGATTGAGAGCGAAGCGGTGAGCATAGGTGTTCGTATTAGTTCTCAAAGACTTCCAGAGAGGATTTTAACTATACATTTTAAATTAGAAGAAAAGAATCCTATTGAATTTCAACGAAGCTTTAATAAATTGATGAGGCTGCTTTACAGGGATAAAGATGTAGAAATTCACTTTAACGATGAGTTGGACATGTATTATTACGGAAGGTATCAGACCTGTGATAATATTCCAGGAAACGTTCATAGTGTAATATCTAGTTTCTCTATAATTTGTTCTGATCCCAGAAAATATACTCGTATATTTGAAACAAATGGCATAGTCGCAGAATATCTTCCGTATGAAGTAGCTCCGATTTCAATTAGTTTAAAGGCTAATAATGATGGAAGCTTAAGAATTACAAATGGCCGTCAAAATATTAGTATGACTAACTCAATGATAAAAAAAGGTGACTTTATCGAGATGGACATAGCTGAAGGAAAAGTTTTTGTGAATGGAGTGAATAAAACGAGAATTCTTGATCTTACCAGCTCATTTAAAAACTTTATGGTTAGAACTGGTGATCTAGTTAAGTGTGATAATGGCACTCCCTTAATACGATATAGAGGAGTGTGGCTGTAATGGACAAAGATGTTTATTTTTTCGACGATAGCCAAAAGCTTATTAAAATAGTAGGGGAAGATAAACTTTTTTCGGTAGTTCAAGAAAAGGAAATCACACCAAGTAAAGATGAGTTAATTAATGATAAGTTAGCAGTTAGCATGGAGTTTGATAACGAAATTAAAGAGTCAGCTTATATGGCGGTTCGTGAAAGCGAGTCGTCTTTTTCTATGTATAAAATTATCGGAATTGCTGATCCGGGTTCATTGTTGATATTTACTGGGATTAATTTTGGTCCTGATGAATTGGATGCTTATATCATTAATGATATTCGTCCGGCTAACGAGTTTTTTCAGAAAACCATCCAGAGAATCATAGATTTTACATTAGGTGAGTGGCGAGTTGGTCATTTAGATTCAACACTGCCAGCAGTTTCTATGACTTTTTACTACTGTAGTATCCGTGAAGCCTTAAAAAATCTACAAACGTTAGGATGCGAGATTGTTTTTAGGTGCAATCTAAGTGGAGAAGGAATCACGGATAAATGGATAGAAGTTTACAAGCAGATTGGCGAATACAGTAATGAGCGATATGAGTACGGTGATAAAGCCTTGACAATTGAAAAAGAAGTAGATCGAAGTAACATCTATACTTCTCTAATCGGCCGCGGCCGTGGTGAAGAGGTTGGAGATGGTTATGGTCGTCGAATTGAGTTTGATCAAGTATACTGGTCCAAATCAAAAGGGGATCCGTTAAACAAGCCTACTGGCCAGATATATTTGGAAATCCCTGAGATGACTGAAAAATATGGTATTCCTACTAAAAACGGAAAACGTCGTAAGCGTGAGAAGGTAATTATATTCGAAGACTGCGAAGATCCTGTTGAACTAATTCAGCTTACCTATCAAGAATTGGTTAACTGTTCACGTCCGCTAGTTCAATTTAAAGCAACTATTTTTGGAGCAGATAGTTTAGGTAATATTATACGTATTCATCGTGATGACCGCGGCTATCATTACGAGACTAGAATTTTCAGTGTGAAGATTGATCGATTAACAGGAAAAGTCGAAACTGGCTTAGGTGATAATTTAAATACTTCATCAACACGTCAAGCTTCAAATACTCAAACTGCCATACAGACCCTTGATGAGAAGAAGATGACCTTTTATGAGTCCACAGAAGTTTCTAAATGGCAGTCGGATATCATTCGCGGAGCAAAAGGTGGATCAATTATCATGATGAATCCTTGGGATACTGGTAAAGGCGAAAGTCGTCAACCATATCAGATGGTTTGGATGAATGGGGATAGTATTGATACTTCTAACCATTTTCTTGTAGCTAATTCGGAAGGGATTGGTTTTATTGATGGGAAATTCAATGAGTCAAATTTCAAAACGGCATGGACGATTGATGGAAACTTCAATGCCAATTATATCCAATCTGGACGTATTAGAGCAGATATTTTTGAAACTTCATTTAACGCTGTTGGTGATCAGCTCAAGTTAGTAAAAGGAGCTTTGCAAATTGTAAACAGCAATAAAAAAATCATGGAATTAACCAAAAAAGGGATGGAGTTCTGGAATACCAAAGAATCCATTGGCACAATTGGTACTACTGATTCTGCAGGCAATCCTTTTCCTGGCGCTTCAACTCCTACACCGTTAGAAGATAATTCGTTAGTCATTCGAACAAACGGCGATGGAAAATATATTCTCATTTCACCAAAAGAAGGAAAAGGTTGGGTAATACTTGGGAATGGAACTTCTATATTATTTGGAAGTTTAAATCTACAGGAAAAGCTAAATGCCTTTGGTGATGCGGAATTTATGAAAAACGTCAATATTCGCGGAAAACTCACAATTAACGGACAAGAAGTATTCCCTGGTCAAGGCGGAAGTGGAAATAATGATGGCGGTAGTTGGAATGGCATGTACCCACCAGAGGTTACCAGTCAAGCAGACAAATTTGCTTGGGAATTATGGGTCATGCTTCTTTCTAGAGGGTATTCCAAAGCATCCATTGCTGGAATCCTTGGAAATGTTCAAGGAGAAGCCGGTGCTGCAATGAATCCAGATATTGCACAAGTCGGCGGTCCAGCTTATGGAATCGTTCAATGGGATGGTTCGGCATATCCTTTGGTTCCTCCAGCAACATGGGATGGCAGGACTTATGTTCAAAACCTGATGAGAGCCGCAGGAATTACAGAAGATTATCGAACAATGTCAGCTCAAGGGAAGTTATTAGATTGGACAATGTATAACGGTCAATGGTTAGGAATTGTTCAACCGGCAAGTGTTTCTGGATTTAAAGCAATGACTGATCCAGCAGCTGCTGCTTATACTTTTGAACGAAATTATGAAAGACCAGCCACAACTCATCCAGAAAGACAAGGATGGGCAGTTAATTGGTATAACAAATTCAAAGACCTTCAAATCCCATCTGCTGGCAGTATTCTCAGTACAGCCAAAAGCTTGATGGGTTATTTCCATTACTCGCAACCGTTACGTTGGAATTTTGGTAGCGTCGAGAATCCTGATCGTAATGGATATGCTGACTGTTCTTCTTTTGTTTGGTTAGCTTTGACAAAAGCGGGATATAAAACCGCAACACGTGGAACTCTGTGGTATACAGGCTCAATGTCTGCAGATGCAAGAGGAGCACGTCAGTATCTTACTGAAATATCCCCAAATGAAGCGAAAGCCGGAGATATCATCATTGTTAATTTAGGTGCAGGTGCTGGTAATGATGGACATACCGCTATTTTAGCAGAGGATTGGAAGGGATATAGCACTTCTATTGTTGAAATGGGTGGCATGAATTCCAATGGTGTTGGTATCGGTCGCGTCGATTGGTCCTTCGGGTATTTATTAAATGGCGGCGATGTTTGTCTCGCCAGAGCGAAGAAATAGAGGTGATTTTGTGATCGAAGAAAAAGGATTAAATCATTTGAAAAGTTTGTTGAATCAACCTATCGGAAACCATCAATGTTATGCATTATCTGCGGAATATGCCGGTGTGATGATTGGTCCTGACATGGGGGCAGGTACACAATACGAGATCAAAGTACGTCACGGCAATGTATTTTCTGCTGCTGAAATTGGACGAGCCTACCCATGGGCATTGTATTTATGGACGGTTATTGTTCATCCCGAGTATGACCAACTAGTTGTTGGCTCAATTATCAATTGGGAAAGAAACGCAAAAATCAGTGATACATTTGAAAGCCATGAATATTACGGCCACACAGGTGTAATCAAAGGTCTAGAAAATGGGCGTATTCAAACCTATGAACAAAATGCAGAATCAGGTGGAATTGTGGCGGAATATGATCGTGAATTCTTCGGATCTGGTCAGATAGCTTCTATTTGTATCCCACCTGATTTTGAGAAAGGAGTGGTAATTAATGGCAAAGTGGAACGTAGTACTCAGCACAACTGAACCTTATAACTATGTCGGTATGATTCAGGTACGGCAAGGTAATAAGAATTCAGAAGTTATGGAAGCAACCATCACTGAAAATGGAATGCCCTATGATCTAACTGGTTGTAAAGTCTATTTTGAATCAGTTGTCGGAGACAAATACCCAGTTCAATTAGGTACTAAAGTCATTGATGCAAAAAAAGGAAAAATTCAGTACACATTTGATCAATATTCGATGCAATGCCTACATCGCCAAACAGCAGATTTTATCATTTATAAAGAGGATGAGTTAATTGCTACGACGCAAGATTTCTCTTATTTTGTGATTAAAGCCGTCTCAAAAACAGAGGGTGAAATGGGATCGTATTGGCAGACAGTCGAAGATTTAATTGCGGATATGACAGCTTTTATCAATGAAAACAAAGGCGACTTCACAGATTGGATGAATGCACGCAAAAAAGAATTTGAACAATGGCGACAAGATCAACAAAATACATTTAAAGCATGGAGAGAAGGACAAGAAACCGATTATTTAAAATGGTTTGAATCAATCAAAGATATTTTGAAGTCTATCGATCCAGGTGGAGTAATGTTAGCCGAATTAATGGATGCACGTGTTGATATTCAAGGAGTTCGTCAAGCGTCTATTTCAGAGCGCTTGCTGGCAGATATGGATTATCTATATCAGAAATTACGAGCAACACTTTTCACGATTGAATACGGTGAGATTGAAGTGACTGATATTTTACAGGATGATCTCTTTTCAGATAATCACGAAGTCGAAAAAGTTGGAACTGTAGAATTCCCGATTGAAGAAGGAGCCTTGATCATCGCAACCGTTGATGATCCAAAGCAAAATGTGTTCACTCTTGAGAAAGTAGGGGTGATCTAATGGCTAAAACTAAACGAATGATGGAAACGGATGAAAAAACAGGTGTACAACGCCAATTCTTTCCAATCACACATGCTTCCGCAGTTCTTGGGTTAGAAGAAATAATAGCAGGAGAAGCAACAGTTTTATCTGTTAATGGAAAAGTTGGAGCCGTCGTCATTACTAAAGAAGATTTGGGATTAGAGAATGTTCTCACAGAATTACCCTATGCAAGTGAAGAAGATGACGGCATTATCACGGCAGAAATGTATCAAAAAATTTTAAACAGTGGAGAAGGTGACTACGTGTTGCCAGTTGCCACTATCGACCGTTTGGGTGGCATAAAAGTTGGTGAATTATTGACGATTGATGAGACAGGGAAAGTCTCTGCAGTCAGACAATCTGATGTCAATTTTTCGCTGGAGTTAAAAGAAAAACTCGATTCACTGAAAAATTACACTGCAGGAGAAAACATCACTATTGATGAAGATGGAAAAATAAATGCAGATGTGACTGGTTTTTATGTTCTACCTACTGCCTCTGAATTTGTAAAAGGTGGTATTCGCGTTGGGGAAGGTTTAACGATGACTGATGATGTGTTATCGGCCGATAAGCAATTCAACTATACTGCCGGAGCTAATATCAGTATTTCAAATACAGGGGTAATCAGTGCTACTGGCGGTGGTGAAGGTAGCGGAGTTAATCAAGAATATGTTGATCAAAAAATGAGTGAAGCATATCAAAATGCACAAGCTTATACAGATTCAAAAATACCAAATTTTATATTTGAAAAGGTGGGAGAAGCAAATGGTTGATATTGTTCAATTAAAAGAAGACGGAGTTGCCAAATATTTAAAAACTCATGCGGATGCTATAGATGGTGTCGATGGTAAGTTAGTAAGGGCAACTGGGAATGAAACAATTTTAGGTGCTAAAAACTTTCGTGATGGATTACAGTTCAATGGATTGCCTGTGCAAGCAGGTATGATCGAGCGAGCTATCACACTAGCTGATCGAAGTGATACAACAAACGTAACTGATGTGAATGGAAAAATAATCAGAATCGGAAACATCGTATTTCTTACTTTTAATTTTAAATGTGGCACATGGCCCGAAGGATCAGAAACTCGTTGGATTTTAAAAATCCCGGACGGTTTCAAACGTGATCAAGGCTATCCAGCGCAAACCGCGCTTTCACTAGTTAGAAATGCAAGTCAGCCAGCGGATGCACGTGCATTCATTGATCAAAGTAGCATCATACAAGCCAAATCAGGTTCAGGTAGTTCATATATTTCAGGTATGTGGATCACTCGAGATCCTTGGCCGGCTTAACAGATTACTAATTGGAGGAAGAGTAAAATGAAAACAATATATAAAGTATTGTATCCAATGGGATATGAAGAACATCAAGTAGAAGATAACTTTCCAACATCTTTACCATTTGTCGAAGTTCCGCCTATTTTGTTTGAAAAGAAGGAAGATGAAACGGATGAAGGTTTCGGAAGAAGACAACAGTCGCAATTTTTTAACTTCACTGAAAATAAGTGGGAAGAAGCAGTTACACAAAATTATTCTAAAAAATTAGAACTACTAGAAAATTTATCTATAGGTTTACAGGTAGATAATACTGCATTGAAAAAATCAAATGAAGAGTTAACGGAAAAAGCAGATTCGATGGCGCAGTTGAACGCCAAACTGATGCTTAATGATTTAACAATTAATAAAAAAATTGAAGTAATAGAAAAACAAATTGGAGGTGCTTCATAATGTTTAGTTTTAGCGATGTAAAAATGATGTACGATTGGGGCTGTTTTACTGACGATCAAGTTCGTGAATTTGTTCCACTCTGCATCACAGAAGATGAAGCAGATAAAATTATTAGCAAAGAAGAGAGCGCATCTTAAGTGATGTGCTTTTTATTTTGATTCAAGGAGTTGTCACATGATTAATTTAGGGGAATGGGGAGCGATAGCAGGATCAATAACCGCTATCGTTTCTTTGATTTTATTAGTAATTAGACCGATTACTGCATCTTTCTCGAAGATTACTGAGACTCTTTCAAAAGTAAGCCGAAATTTAGATTTACTGACTAAAGATTTAGAATCGAGCAAATCTGATCGGCTTACGATTCATGAAGAATTGAAGAAACATGATGAAAGATTAGATAAGCATGCAGAAAAATTGGTGGAACACACGCAACAAATTAAAACTTTATTTAGAGAAAGATCTCGGTAAAAAAGAAAGGAGTTGAGAAGAAATGATTTTACCCGATAAGTATTATCAAGTTATTAAATGGACAGTTTTAACAGTATTGCCAGCTGCATCTGTATTAGTTGCAACACTAGGCAAAGCATATGGATGGAATGGAACAGATATGACAGTTCTGACTATCAATGCGGCAACAACATTTTTAGGCGTTATCACTGGTGTGTCTGCATATAACAACTCAAAAAAATAGGAGGAAACAAATGAAAAAGAAAATTACTATTACTGCGATGAGCCTATTAATGGCTCTTTTTTTATTGCCAATTAACGGGTTCGCCTATACGATCAACAATGAATTTAATTTGGGCCCAAACGAAGGCGATTCTAGGATGGCTTATCAAAACTATATTCTGATCCATGAAACTGCGACACTTGCTCCTGCGCGTAATGTAGCAGCTAATATGAAGAATAATTATAATGGTATTAGGCCTTATACAACTGATGTTGTTGGAGATGGAGGGATTGTTTACCGAGTAGGAGAACCAGGCTATGTTTCTTGGGGTGCACTGAATGCGAATCCATATGCTCCGGCACAAATTGAATTACAGCATACCTACGATCGCGGCTTGTTTGAAAAGAATTATCGAGCTTACGTTGATTTGATTCGTGATTACTGTAAACAGTTTAATATTCCAATGACGTTAGATACTCCATATCCAAATAAAGGTGTTAAATCACATTTATGGGTAACGAACACTTATGGCGGAGATCACACCGACCCTTATGGATACTTATCAGAAATGGGTATAAGTAAGGAAAAACTGGCTTACGATTTAGCTCATGGTTTTACAGATAAAAATCCAACAACTTCTGAGAACAAGCCTGTCATTGATCCAACCCGAGCAGGTGCTGCAAATCCTACGTTGACAGATGGAACAAATTACGCCCACATTGATCAGTTCGGAGAAATCGAAAACGCAAACTTGCATGTAGCTGGATGGCACATTGCTAATTATAAATACGAGTATATTTTCATTATGGATTACAATACTGGAAAAGAATTAGCTCGAGTAAGAGCTGATGGAATTTATAGACCAGATGTAAATCAAGCTTATAATACTTCTGGAAACGTTGGTTATCATGTATCTTTCAATATGCGTAATTTTCCTAATAAGAAAGTCTATGTCATGATGCGGGCAACGAATAATCCAGAAGGAAACACTAAAGGTGGAGCGCAAGATTTCCATGACAAACGTTGGTATTTGAATATTCCACAACGATAAAAAATAGCCCCTCGTTGAGGGGCAGTACATAAATTTTAATGATGAATCGGATTATAATCGTACATTTCGAAATTAGGTTGATTGTAATCATCATCAGGATACAATAAGTGGTGCCTATCTATAAAAATAGGATAAAAGCAATTTTGTGGCTTATTATAAAGACCTATTAGACGAACTCCTTGAGTCATACCCACTTGCCACCAAGAAATTGAATCACCCTCAAAAGTATCGAACTCTCTTTGATGTATTTCCTTTGCAATTTTTATCGCTAAAGTTAACTTTTCGCCGGTTAAGGTATGGCAATGAGGATACGGCCATTTGCTTCCAAAATTAAATATTTTATCTGAATCTTGGTATAGTTTAGGAATGATAACGTTGAATAATAGGCACATTTCATCAGCAAAATCATCTTTGCAACGGCATAAGTTAGTAAAGTTTTCTTTTTTCAAAAATTTCTTAGTTCCTTGAATCCATGGATAAACTGAATAAAAAGAAAAGCCGTTATTCGAAGGAATAGACGGCTTTTTTATGTTTCCTCCTAGAGATGTTTCTTTAATCTTTGGGATTTTATTCTTTTTTTTTAGCGACCATTTTACGCACCTAATTGAGTACTATAGTATTGATAAATAGTATCGTCTTCTATAACATTTGTAGATGAGTCCATAGGTAAACAATCTTTTCTTGCCTCTATCCATGGTGTTTCAGAATGAGTTAGGTTTTCCAATTGATTACCACTAAACTCACTGTATACTTCAAATACTTGATTTAAAACATCCTCTACCTCGGAATCTAAGGCTAAATCTTCACCAAAGCCAAATTCTTTCTTCGGTATATCTCGAAAACCGTAAGTCTTATATTCCGAATATATTTCAGGAATGACAGGTCCGTGGACCCATGCTTGAAATTGTGCATCAAAAAGTTTATTATCCAAATTTTCAGGATCTTCATTTAAAAGTACAAGTCCCCAAGAATAAGCATAATACAACATTTTTTGTAATTTTTTGGGTGACATAGATTGCTTAGATAAAAACCAGCTAGTTGCATCCGTTAAACTCATAGCAATCGCCATATTAACTCCTCCTTTAACTCAAAAATTTCATATTGTACTTCATAAAAAAATGAAAGTCAAATTTTCCTCACTTACAGTATATCAATGGAAGTCAACATTAGTAAAGCACTTAGAAGAAATTAGCGAAATTATTTAATTATTTTTTCCGTTCCTCGACCATCTGTTCTATTTGACGTTATAAAAATAGCCCCTCGATGAGGGGCGGTACATAATAAATAAGGATATTAATTACACTAGTATTTTTGTTATAATGAATGAGAAAAAATAGAGAGTGTAGGTAATGTAATGAAAATGAAATGGTTTAAAAAAGATTTAGTTATCGCCCTAGTAGTAATATTTATATGTTCGTTTATAATTATCTCTCCACAAATATATAAGCGTTCGATAATTTTAGGAACAGATGTCATGTTTCATCTTAATCGCTTTTTTGAAACAGCTAAACAACTTGAAACAGGTAAATTCAATTATTTCTTATCTTTATTTAGTTTTAATTCAAGTGGGAGAATAGTTAATGCTTTTTATGGATGGGACTTTTCCTATCTAATGGGATTTTTACTCATGATTGTTAAATCATGGACTAAATTTCAAATTGTTAGCTCGTTTATTTGTACATTCATTGCGGGTACAAGTATGTATTTTTTAAGCAGATATTTAAAGTTAACTAATATTCTTAGTATTATAACTGCAATATTATATATGTCTTCCTACGTAGTCATGCAATACCCTATTGCTCAAGCTTTTAATGGGTGGGGGGCTGCATTCTTACCTTTAATATTTATATCGGCTATGAAATCTATAAAAAATATAGAAAATCCCATAAATTATGTTGGTCTTTCGGTAATAGTCAGTCTTCTACTGTCTATTCATATGATGACTCTAGTGATTGCGTTGCTAGCTATACTTCCTTTCTATATGTATAGCTTTATAAGAAATAATAAAAAAGTCTATTGGGTTCGTGATATGTTATTTGCGGTAGGACTTACAATTTTATTATCTGCCAATTCTATTCTAGGGTTTTTAGATCCTTACTTATCAAATAATATTTTGAAACCTTTCTATTTGGAACAAATGTCTGGTGACATCGTTAAATTCTTAGTGAATAGAAATGATTTGCATGATGTAGGATTAATCTACACATTTATTTTTATTTTTGGAATATCATTTACTTTGTTTAATTGGAAACAAACAAAAATCGAAGAAAAGTTTGCTGCAATTGTTGGTGGAGTATTTCTTCTATTGGCATCAGGTCTACTTCCTTGGGACGAACTACCAAGTTATATTCCCTTTTTGAAAGTGGTTCAATTTCCACACCGATTTGTGATTGTATCTTATGTTCTATTAATTTTGAACTTCGCTATGGTCATAAACCGGATAATTAGTAACAAAAATGATGAGGTGAAAAAAGTTGTCTATTCATTAACTGTGGTATTAAGCTTTTTTAGTATTTTGAATGGGAATGCTTTTATAAATTCTCAATCATGGCTTTGGCAAGGTGATGACCCAACTGCTACAGGAAATAATAAAGCTAGTGTACGGGTTAATGGAGCAGATCAGTTAAGATCAGATTTTAAAAGTCCGGATTTAGAAAAAGGATTAGATGCAATAATAAAAGGAACACCGGATTATTTACCAATACCAAAGGACTCTGATAACGAAAAAATATACCAAACTGATCCTTATAAGCTTTATCTCAGACAATTTGTTGATAATCCTTTGCAGGGAGAAAAAACTATTACAAATAAAGGTGAAATAAAAATATCATGGGAAAATAATTCCTCTAAAAATCAGAAAACACAATTACCTGTTGCTGCCTACAGCCATTCATACGTAAGATTGAATGGGGAAAAAATGGATAAAAAAGAAGTAACTGACCTAGGGGCATTGATTGTTAATGCTAAGCCTGGATTAAATGAGGTTGTTGTAGGCTACCGTCCAATAATTAGCATTAAGCTAGCACTAGTTTTAAAATTTATAGGTTTGATGATAATAATTTTATTAACAATAAAAAGGATAAAGAAAATTTTAGCCACGATATAATTTAGTTTTTCATTTATGATTGTGTAATAATAAATATGCCATCACAACAAAGAATGAAACCCATTATTATCTAGTCTATGTCCATTCTTTTTGTTTGCAGTAGTTGTGATGGCTTTCCGTACTTAGCTCAGTTGGTCAGAGCAAACGGCTCATAACCGTCCGGTCGTAGGTTCGAGTCCTAAAGGGTACCTTAATGTAGCCATTTGAATCGTTATGTGTTAGAATTTTTTGAAGAGTATTGTACAAGCTAAAGCTTTTCTTCATTGCCACTCAAATGAGTGGCTTTTTTATGTATTCTTTTATGGATTAATGAAAGGATGTTTCACATAGTTATACTTCTGTATATTTGAAAAGTTTTACTTTGACTTTTAAAATAGAAAGACATTCGGGTTAAATTGTGAGATAATAATAAAGAAGAGTTTAAAGCGTTCCCCAAAAACCACTCCCCCATAAGTGTGTTACGCTTTAAACTCTTTTATATTTGAAGCCATTAAAAAGCATACCATATTTTTGAAAAAAAGTGAGAAAAAAGGCTTATAATTGGAGTGGTAGTTAATTAGTGACTTATTTTTGATTTTATAGCACTGATACTATAAAATATAGATATCATCATATTACACAATCTTAATACCAACTTAAAAAATATCTCCTTTCATAAGTATGGTGATAAAATCCGTTCCGGGCTACCTTTTTAGGTAGCCTATTTTAATCTTTGTATCTTTCTGGATCAACGAAAGTATACTTTATATAGTCATAACGCCGATGATCGCTTCGTGCGTCTGGCACGTCAGTCAC